GAGCGCAAGACATCCTTGCGATGATCCGTAACCGTCAAAAAGCAGAATAAGGAGATAGACCATGGTAAAGAGCTTTGATATCTCAAAGTTCCGTAAGTCTATCACTAAAAGTATCGATGGCTTAGGAATTGGTTTCAATGATCCAACTGATTGGATTTCAACTGGCAACTATGCCCTAAACTATCTTATCTCTGGGGACTTCTTTAAGGGGGTTCCCCTAGGTAAGGTTACAGTTTTTGCGGGCGAAAGTGGAGCAGGTAAGAGTTATATTTGTTCCGGCAATATTGTGCGTCATGCACAAGAACAAGGTATTTTTGTTATCCTTATTGACAGCGAAAATGCTTTAGATGAAGACTGGTTGAAAGCATTGGGTGTCGACACTGGCGAACAAAAACTGCTTAAACTCAACATGGCGATGATTGACGATGTAGCAAAAACTATCCATGAGTTCATGAATGAATATAAAACTATGGATGCTACAGATCGTCCAAAAGTTTTATTCGTCATCGATTCATTGGGTATGTTGTTGACTCCTACTGATATTAATCAGTTTGAAGCAGGTGATTTAAAAGGTGACATGGGTCGTAAGCCCAAGGCATTGACAGCACTTGTTCGTAACTGTGTAAACATGTTCGGTAGTTATAATGTTGGATTAGTTTGTACTAATCACACATACGCAAGTCAAGACATGTTCGATCCAGATGATAAAATCTCAGGCGGTCAAGGATTTGTTTATGCGAGTAGTATCGTAGTTGCCATGAAAAAACTCAAACTCAAAGAGGACGAGGATGGTAATAAAATTAGTGATGTAGTGGGCATTAGATCAGCCTGTAAAGTCATGAAAACTCGGTATGCCAAACCTTTTGAAAGCGTCCAGGTCAAGATTCCATATTCGACTGGTATGAGCCCTACAAGTGGGCTAGTTGACATGTTTGAGAAGATGAATGTATTATCTAAGGTAGGAAACAAACTAGCCTACACCAATAAAGAAACTGGTGAAATAATGGCTGAATTCCGTAAAAATTGGACTGAAGACAAACTAAAGTTGATCATGCAACAATGGGATGAAAGTTCAGTCAATCCAGTAACTACTGTCGAAGAGGAGGCTGAAGAAGCATAATGGATGAAACTTTAATTATGGAAATATGGGATACATTCAAAGAATATATTCCTGAGAAAAACAAAGACATGTCTGCAACTCAATACGTCGATTACCTATTAGGTAAAGATGTTGATACTAGCATCCTCGAAGGCCTAGTAGGTTATGATAGTCATCTCGATGATGCTATCAAACAGGCATTGGCTGAAGAAGGTTCTATCGAAGACGACACTGAAGAAGACTACGACGAAGAAGAGGACTATTAATGGCCCATTGGTATGCCAAGGTTAGCCAAGACATATCACACTTACCCAGTTGTATTGACTACTTTTATAAAGAACTAGCTGAAGCAAAAGTTGAAACAAAAATCTCTGGAAACATAGAGAAAGCTAGTTCAATATTACCAGGAATCGTAGAACATCGTTTTAATCAGCTTCAAGAAATTGAAGCTGTTTTAGAATATCTCAATATTGAGTTGCGTCGTGTGAGGTCTAAAACCTTTAAAAAATATTTAGAAAACTATCAACGGGCTCTTAGTTCGAGGGATGTTGAAAAGTATGTCGACGGAGAAGCAGATGTTGTTGATATGGAAAAAATTATCAACGAGTTTGCTCTTTTGAGAAATCAATGGCTGGGCATTGTTAAAGGACTTGACATTAAACAATGGCAGCTTTCAAATATTATCAAACTTAGGACCGCGGGATTAGAAGACGCATCATTATAATGTACATAGAAGATATACTTGATCATTTAGTAGGCATTTACGGTAGTCTTGGAAAGGGTCAAGCGACCTTTTTTAGTTCTAATGACCTCAAACTTTTATCTAGTATATCTTCACAACTAGGTATGGCATATGCCATTTCAGAAAAACAGGCAAATGTAGTAGAAAGGATACTGACCAATCATATCTCTGACATTTCTTTATTCTTTTCCAAAGATATGGCCTCTCATATTACTAATCCTGTTTATAAAATGGGTAAACGTAAAATTGATAATAGTAAGACTGTAAAAATTATCACAGATAGTAAAGGTATTAAAAAGATTTCTGTATCTTTTCCTTTCAATGAGGCGTTAGTAAACAAAATAAAACTATTCCGTGGCGAACATCAAAGTAATGAAATCCTTCCCGGAAAAAGAGGCATTAATTGGGAACCAGTATCAAAGAGTTGGATTTTTAATCTGTATGAACCTTTTATATCTTGGATAAGAAATACATTTTCTTCAGAAGGATTTATTTTTGATGAACAGTTTTTAGAGTTCTCCAATAAAATCAAAGACATCGAGGAACAGGTTGAAAAATATGTTCCTATGGTAACCTTCAACGAAGGGAAATTTAGTTATGTCAACACACATAAAAATATTCTTCAGCCTTCTAGTACTGATTTGTTAGAAGTATTGTTTGAATCTAAAAAATACGGAATATCTGTATGGGATGAAAGCATTGCGCTGGCATTAGCAGACGATAGTATTTCTCAACTGACAAACTTATTCTTAAATCATCAACTGACTGTATCATATTCCAAATGCATAGAAGTAAACAATGCTACAGTAGACTTTTTTGAGTTCGATGATATACTAAAATATAACGGTGTCGCTATGATCATAATACCCAACGGCGATGAATATTTCAATCTTACAAAAAGTCACGAAGAATTGAAAAAAATGGGATTTAAAGATGAAGAAATGTGTGTGTTATTTAGAACTGACAACTCTACATCATCTAATACAAATGATTTTATCAAGGAACACAATCTTAATAATCCTATATCAGAAAATATTAAAATCTACTTTACCAGTTTAAAGTTTCCTAAACCATTAATAGCTAAAAAAATCAAAATTGGCACAATCATCAATCTAGGTGCCAGTAACGCCCATCACACTATGAGAACATTTGTAAAAAATCATCATAATGTGTTAAACTATAAAATAAAAAAACAATAAGATGGCAACCTGTAAAGTTATTTTAAAAGACGAAGTTAATGTCAAGATAGAAAATCTAGATCTCGACACGAGGAAGGCATTAGTTAAGAAATTTAAGTACGAAGATCCTACAGCACGCTATCGCCCTGCTTATAAACTAGGTCGATGGGACGGTGGTATACCATTTTTTGGACTGGGCGGAACTACTTACCTTTCGATGATTGAACGTGTACTTGAAGAGTTAGAAAATCGTAACTATTACATTGAGATAGAAGATCTACGTACTACGCCCACCCTGGAATTTCCTGAAATTTCTGAGGATTTTTGGGGTGACGCCACATGGCCAGAAGGCCATCGATATGCTGGCGAAAAGATTAGATTGCGGGACGATCAAGTTGAAGTTGTAAACATTTTCTTACGCAATCCTCAAAGCATACAAGAGATCGCTACTGGATTTGGTAAGACTATAACCACCGCTACGTTGGCGAAAATTTGTGAAAAATACGGTCGTACTGTAACTATTGTTCCTAACAAAAGTCTAGTTGAACAAACTGAAGAAGATTTTATTAATGTTGGATTAGACGTAGGGGTTTACTACGGTGACAGGAAACATCTTGACAAAACACACACTATCTGCACTTGGCAAAGTCTTAATATTTTAGAAAAAAACTCAAAAAATGCCTCAGAAAATTCAGAAATTTTAACACTGGCAGAACTGCTCGAAGGAGTTAAATGTGTAATGGTTGATGAAGTGCATCAAGCCAAAGCAGAGGTGTTAAAAAAGTTAATGACACATAATCTAGCAAATGCTCCTATACGTTGGGGATTAACAGGGACTATTCCAAAACAGGATTTTGAGGTAGAAACTATCAAGGCCAGTATTGGAGAAATCGTAAATCAAGTTAAGGCACATACACTGCAGGAAAAAGGTGTATTGAGTAACTGTCATGTTAATATTGTACAAACAAGTGAGTGGAAAGAATTTGGAAGCTATCCTGAAGAACTAAAATATCTTGTCACAGATGAGAAAAGAATGAGTTATATAACCAACCTCGTACGAGAAATCGCTAAGAATGGAAATACGTTAGTGTTGGTTGACAGAATAGAATCAGGACGTATAATAACAAATAGTATAGAGGATAGCGTCTTCATTTCCGGCGAAGTGAAAACAAAAGATCGGAAAGAAGAATATGATGAAATTAAAACAAGCGATAACAAGATTATTGTGGCGACTTATGGTGTGGCCGCTGTGGGTATTAATATTCCAAGGATTTTTAATCTGGTTCTTCTTGAACCCGGAAAGAGCTTTGTCCGTGTTATACAAAGCATTGGGCGAGGTATTAGGAAGGCAGAGGATAAGGACTTCGTACAGATCTGGGACCTTACAGCCGCATCAAAATACGCCAAGAGACATTTAACAGAACGTAAGAAGTTTTATAAAGAAGCACACTATCCTTATACGATAGAAAAAACAAAATATCAATGATTTTGTTTTTTAGAATCCCAATATATTTTGCGAGATTCAGACATACGTTTTTTAGTTTCTTCAGACATCACTCTACCTTTTAATTTTTCAGATAC